TAGCGTTTCATGTACTCACGCATATAAGCGTTGCGGTCTTGTTTATTCTTCATAATTTTCTATTTCATGTTCAACTTCTTCCCAATAGAAATATTCATCATAGCTACCTTCTACTTCATAATTCCATTTTTCTTTTAACACTTCCCGTGCTGCAAATAAAGCGCAATGCTTTGCCAAAATAGATACAAGTATTTCCTGCCCTAATTCTCCTCCAGTGTCTTGGATTAAAATATAGTAGTGATTAAATAGCTCTTTGGCTTTTTCTTTGGGTGTTTGTTTCATAGCTTTTCTATTTCTTCTTTTACTTTTTGCCAAAAATGAAGTGCTTGCGTTTTTTGAGCATCGTAATAATATCGATGTTCTCCGCCACAATCATCCCAATCAGCAAAGTTTGGGTTTAGTGGGCTTGAATTTAAAATTTCATCCACTGCAATTAAAACACATTGTTTAGCGTTTATTAATGCTCTTTTATCATCAAATCCATTCCAATCTACATAAGGCATATAATTAAGTACTAATTCTTCAGCCTTTTTTTTAGGTGTTTGTTTCATGGTTGTTAAAATAGTTTAAGTTGTGATTTAAATTGATTAAACCTTTTTTCCTGTGCCTCAAAGTATTCTTTATCCAATTCAAATGCAGTAAAGTCAAATCCCATATCATACGCTGCAATGCGACTGCTGCCAGAGCCTAAATGAGTATCAAGTATTTTATCGCCTTGCTTTGCGTAGTTATGCAGAAGCCATTTGTAAAGAGCAACGGGTTTTTGAGTTGGGTGTATTCTAATTTCTTTGTCTTTCATATTCTGCTGTATCATACCATTCCAAGTATATTCAAAAACCTTTACGCTTTTATGTGTTGAGCAAATTGCAACCTCCGCTTCACCAAATGCAGTTCCGTTTTTTTGCCAAACAATTACACCACCGCAAAGCCCTAAAAAGTTTCCTCCCCAAATGATTTGATTTTTAGATACCCTTGCTAATTCGCAGTAGTATTCGTCATCAGGTGCAATATTTTCAAACAGTTTATAGTTTGTTCTTTTAGTTGCTTGTTTGCCTTTCTTCTTGTTATCAATCAATCCTATTGCATCAATATTGCCATAAGGTGGGTCAACTATTGCTAAGTCAAAATGGTTATCTGGATACCTTGCCATTCCTATCATACAGTCTTCTAAATATACATTTGATTCTTTCATGGTTGATATTCATTTACTAATCTTTCAATCTCCTCCTGCCTCCGCTTCTCCTGTGCGGCAGGGTTGTTGTACATAAATTTAGTATAGATGTTATTTGCCTGGGAGTAAATATTACTTATAGTAAAGTTTGCCTTTAGCCACTTATCACTTATCTGCCATGCAGCAGTGGTAAACATTGTCACCATTTCATCTGCTGCCTGCTCACTTGCAGATACCTTCTTAAGCCAACTTATTAACTTTTTGCAGTTTGCACCATCCTTGGCTGTCATTATATAATTATTCTTATCAGAAGGATAGGTAACACCGGCAAGCCGTTCATAGGTGGAGGCGAAGGCGGTAAAGCATAAGTAGGTCTCGGAGGGTTCGCGCTCCTTTACCTTTTCTTTTTTCGCAAAATTTTCTTTTGGGTCAGAGTCATGGGTCAAGGAATCATGGTAAGCCTGGCGAGAGAAAGGATTTTTAATTTTTGTTTTTGGGAGTGGATTTTCAAATTCACAACCTTTGTTAAAGTCTTTATTTGTATTATTCTTTCTTTGTTCAAAGTCTTTATTTGTTACTGTCGACTTTTCCCGATTCGGTATTTTTCCGCTGCCGTTTTTTACCGTGTCGGTATTTTCCATACACGGTGAAAAATTAATGGTATAATCGTAGGAATCAAACTTACCTTTTTCCCTTCTTTGTTCCCTTATTAAGTATCCAGTTGACAATAACTCCTCCATGTACTTTCTAAGCGTATCCTTTGTGTATCCAAGTTCCTTTGCCATTGCAGATTGGTAAAACTGCCAATCATTGGGCATAGATGCCATGTAGCAAAAAAGGAATCGGGCGCGGTCGGAAAGTGTCTTATTCCTTATAACGCTATTAGGAATAGTTGTAAAGTTTTCCTTTATTTTGTTGTTTAATTTATTCATATTAATCTATTTTTTCTATTCCATAAGGACTTAGTCCTAAGTCAATTCTTTTAAATAAATCGTCACCACTATTTTCTTGATACATTATATCAATTACACTTCCATTGCATTTAGGATAATCTCTACACATTATCCAAATATCACCTTTAACTGATTTATTTACTTGTAAATCTTTTATTTTGTAGTCTTTTTCACAATGAATACATAAACATCTATCATTTTGCTTTGGAATTGGGTAAAAAGGAAAATTTGCCCTAAATAATTTAGTTTTTTCTTTTCCTTCATAAGAAAAATATTTATTTGTCATTATAGATAAAAAAATGCCCAATAGGTAGACATCTATCGGGCAAATGTGAAACAAAGATTTGCTTCAATTAACTTTGGGATGTTGTCTACTCCATTCCAAAGTATATACAAATATAAAAATTTTTATTTAATTTTATTATTTTTTAATACTAATGCTCTAAAGTATTCACTAATTGTCTGATTATTATTTATTGCATTTTGTTTAACTTGAATTTTTTGTTTTTCAGTTAATCTTACTATTATATTAGTAGTTGCTTTATTTTCTAAAGACTTATAAGGAGTACCTTTTTTTGATTGTTTTTCCATTATTTTAGTTTTTTTCGCTTATTTGTTTCACCTCATTCCTATCCTCTATAAAACCACTGCCATGACTCCCTCCCACTATCTTTAGGTACTGGTTCTCCACGCTCGCAGAGTTAATAATCACCTGGGCAACATCTGCCACAACCTTGGCTTTGGCAATGTCGTAGGTGGAATCGGGATCGGTCAGTTCTTCAAGAACGGAAAAGAGGTGGTTGCGTAAATCGCTGATTTTGTTTTTCATTTTGCTAATCTTTTAATTAAGTCGTTAAAATTATCTTGGGTTGTTCTACCATTTCTGCGTTTATCATCGCCAAACATTTCTAATTTGTACTGCAAATCATGCAGTTTATTGAACACTCCTAATTCTTTATAATGAGGATTTTCTACTACTTTGTACTTATACTCCTCCATTGCTTCCGCTAATATTCGAGCTTCATCTTTTGTTAGTCTCATTTTACAATGTCTTTAATCTGATTAATTAATATTTGAACTTCTTTTAATTCCTGCGGTAATTGTTTGTGATTTCGATTTAACATAGCCAAATCTTTCCTGGTGACAAGGCAGAGGTTACTAATGTCATCATTGTATTTATTACCATCCAATTTAAACACACACATATCTTTAGGCACTGGGCCGTGCACTTGTTCCCAGTTGTACCTGGCAAGGCTCATCCATTTATGATTAGCGTATTTAATTTCATTATATGAGTTAATGTCTCTGATACTACCTATCGGCATTTCATTATGTGGTACATTACCTTTTTTAAAAACACCGGTTAGTTTTTCTATATGCTGTGGGGACATTTTTTGTCCTTTGTTCCAGGGAATGTGTCCTTTATGAAAGCAGGTTCTTCTTACTATGCTACTTGTTTTGACATTTGCCCATTGTGCAATAGATACATTTCTGCAATTAGTTGTAATATACTCCTTTGTTTTCCTTAAGCCCATGGCATAGGCTTTGTTGGAAATTGATGTAGAAGTGTGAGGCATCCAGGTGGCAATGACCTTATTAGGAGTGTTAGGGTATAATCTTCTAATTATTTCTATCTCCTCGTCACTAAACATTTGTTTATTCCTTTTACTACCTTTTACCATGACTAATAATTATAAAACAATAGAATAATCATTACCTTCATAATTGCTATATGTTAGGTCACTTGATCCATACCTTGCAGAAATGAATACAAAAGTAATACCTCTTGTTTTAAGAAATTCCTGCAATGATTTAAAACTATTCATTGTTCGGATAGAATGCCCAGTTGCAAAAAAAGGATCTTCTGGCCAAACTTCTCTGTATTTAGAATAGTATGTATGTCCTTGAAATTGACCACCATCAAATCCCATTAAATAAAATGTTTTAACTCCTAAATGCAAACCAAGTCCAATAGCATCAAACAAAATTGTACCTCCAACAAATAAAGTATTAGGTATTTTTTCTACAATCGGCTTAACATATACTTTCGTAGATTCACATACTGGCATACCTTTGTACTTGTAAAAATCTCCTTTCATTTGTGTTACACCTCTTCTTTCATCATTGCAGTCAAACTCTGGTAAAACGTGTTTATAAGGATTCCTAAATATATCTTCTTGCCATTTAGCTAAATAATTCTCTGGCATTTTATAACTATGGTGATTTATACAATAATTATAAGGTATTTCAT